CCCCATCATGGAGGTATCGACCTATGGCGAGCTGCTTAATGTCTGACGCACCCTATGCGCCGTGGCTCTCTGACGTTCTGGCGATGCTGGAGGAAAACAAAATCGACCGCATTTGCGTTGCAGCCCCGCTCCCCGGCGGCGAAGTGTTTACCGGTTACTACCACATGGACATGATGGACAAGGCAGTGGTCGCAACGAACATTCAGGCAGACGCCACGCTGGATGCAGTCTGCGCCAATGGCCGCCGCATTCAGGAGGCGTGGGAAGCCGATGATGAAGAGAATGTGGACGATGATGAATGACTTCGATAAACGAATGAGGCGGAGCCGCAGACGAACCGAAATCCTTGGAGCTGTGGCATCTGTTCTCGTTGTGGTCACTGCTTTTGGCTCTGTTGCGATTTCGATTTTTCTTTACAGCGGCTTGTTCGCATCCGATATTCCCGAATGGATGAAATGGGCGCTCCTGCTCTTTAGATAAACCCCTGAGTTTTTAGCACGATGCACTTGCACCGTGCTATTTTTATGCCCGCTGCGGCCGCATGAGGCCAAAGAGGGCGCAATATCAGTCTACCTGCGGACTTAACAAGGCAGGGGCAGCAAGTCAGAGCGACGACTTAAAACGCTTAGCTGCTGAACCGGAGGTATCCCATGAAAACCAGTGAACTGAAAGACCTTGGACTGAATCAGGAGCAGATCGACGCGGTCTTTAAGCTCAACGGCCTCGACGTAGAAAACGCCAAGGCCCCCATCGCCACGCTGACGGCGGAACGTGACGACCTGAAAACCCGCTTGGCAACCGCAGAGGACACCCTGAAAGGCTTCGATGGCAAGTCTGCCGATGAAGTCAAGGCGGAAATCGCCCAGTACAAGAAGCAGGCCGAAGATGCCGGTAAGAACTTCCAGCTCCAGATGACCCAGCGTGACCAGCGCGATTGGGTCAACGGCCAGCTGGACAAGTACGGCGTTTCCTCTCCCTACGCCCGCCGCCAGCTTACCGCTGACGTGATGGACGAAAAGGACGGCCTGAAGTGGAAGGACGGAGCATTTCAGGGTTTCGACGACTTCATGAAG